CAACCTCACTTGAAACCTTTAGACAGATCGTTGGGTTAATTGAAACAAATCCAAGACTTGAAAAAGAAGTAAAGAAAATCCGATGGCAACATGGTGCTGAGGAAATCGAATTGTTTGGCAATAGGCGATTTGTTGTAAAGGCTGCCAATAATGCAGCTAGAGGTTTGAGCAAACCTGAAACAATCCATCTTGATGAGTTAAGAGAATATAAAGATGAGGATGCTTGGTCATCAATGCGGTATTCCATGATGGCTGCTAAGAATCCGCAGGTATGGATATACAGCTCGGCTGGCGACCAACATTCAGTAATACTAAACAAATTGCGTGAGAGGGCGTTAGCGTCAGCCACGACTAACGATCCGATTGGTTGGTTTGAGTGGAGTGCTGAACCCGATGCACCTATCTTGCTTCCGTCAGGTGAGATAAATTGGGATGCTTTCGCTCAAGCCAATCCATCATTAGGAATTACAATTCATCCAGATAACTTAAAAGCAGTTATCAATGATCCTCCAGATATTGTGCGCACAGAGGTTTTAGCGCAATGGGTGGACACAATCAATTCAGCAATTGATGCACAAAAGTGGGGATTATGTCAGACCGATCCAATACCTTTAGATCCGGAAGCACCAACTTGGCTTGGACTTGATTTATCTCCAGATAGAAAATTTGGCGCATTGGTTGCAACTCAGAAATTACCAGGAGAAAGATTTAATTTAGTTTTGCTTCACACTTGGTCAAATGATTACAGCCTAAATGATTTAGCAGTTGCTAATGACATTGCACCTTATGTAAGACGATATAACACTCAAACTGTGGCGTATTCCAAACGGACTGCACAAGCTGTCGCAAGTCGGTTAGTTCCGGCTGGAATACCCATAACCGACATGGATGGCGCAATCTATGCGGAAAGTTGTGATCGGTGGCTGGGCGCAATAAATTCCCATCGATTACAGCATGGGGGTCAGGAGGAATTGACCCAACAAACACTTTCAGCAGCCAAATTGCCATTTGGGGATGGCAGTTGGGTTATTGGAAGGCGTGCAAGCAGAGTGGCAGTTTGTGCAGCTGTCGCTTCCGCACTTGCAACCTATTTTGCGACACAACCTGAAACGGAGATTGATATTCAAGTCGGATAATTTGTATTTATGGTATATTATGTGCTAATGGGATTATTCGACCGATTTACAGCAAGATCAAATCAGCAGACAAATACAGTAGATGTCGCAGCTGCTCTCGCACCTTACAACGCACAACAATTAGTTGGCGGAATTTTATTTGGAACTACAACTGCAACTCGTGAGCAGTATATGGCGATTCCTTCCGGTGCTCGTGCAAGAAACATAATTTGTTCAACTGTCGGATCTTTACCGCTTGAGCAATACAATCATTTTACAAATGAACACATAAGACCAAACAGAGTGATTATGCAACCAGATCCAAGAGTTGCAGGATCAGCAATTTATGCTTGGCTGGCTGAGGATATTTTACTTTACGGCGTTGGTTATGGAATGGTAATGGATTCTTACGCTGCAACCGATGCTTCAAGAATTAGAGCGTGGACAAGAATTGCACCAAACAGAGTATTTGCATCATTAAATGGTAACTCAACAGAAATTGAATATTACACAGTTGATGGCAAGCGAGTGCCACCATTTGGATTGGGAAGTTTAATCGTATTCAATGGTTTAGATGAGGGAATCTTAAATCGAGCAGGTCGCACAATTAAAGCAGCAGCAGAATTAGAAAAAGCAGCTGAGATGTATGCCAAAGAGCCAATGCCACAAATGGTATTAAAATCAAATGGCACAAACCTAACTCCAGAGCGAATTACAAAACTTTTAGAATCATGGAGAGTGTCAAGATCAACAAGAGCAACTGCATTCTTGAATGCTGATGTTGAATTGCAAGCACTAGGCTTCGACCCTGCTAAATTACAATTAAATGAGGCTAGACAGTATTTGGCTTTAGAAATTAGCAGAGCAAGCGGAATTCCTGCAAGTTTCGTATCTGCTGAAACTACATCAATGACTTACTCAAACATGACAGCCGAAAGAAAAGCATTGATTGATTTTTCACTTCGTCCAATACTTACAGCAATTGAGCAAAGATTAAGCCAAGCGGATTTCTGCCCTAACGGAATTGAAACTCGTTTTGATATTGATGATTTCTTGCGTGGATCTGCTTTAGAGCGTGCGCAAGTTTATGAAATCCTAAATCGCATTGGCGCAATGAGCGTTGAGCAAATCCAAGAGGAGGAGGATCTAATTCGATGAAAATTAGTTTCCCAATTGAAATAACCGCAGCCGATACAAACAAGCGCACAATCTCAGGCAAAATCGTAACTTGGGATGAGCAAGGCTCAACAAGTGCCGGATTAACTGTTTTTGAAAAAGACAGCATTGATTTTTCTAAGCCTGTTAAATTATTACTTGAGCACCAAACAACTAAGCCGTTAGGCAAGTTAATTGACATTACTGCCACAGACACAGGCTTGGAAGCAACTTTTCGTTTAGCCAAGACATTCAGGGCAGATGATGCTCTTGAGGAAGCAGCCACCGGACTTCGTGATGGATTTAGCGTTGGCGTAAAAATTAATGAATGGAAAAATGTGGAAGGCGTGTTACGCATCCAGTCAAGTTCCTTGCAAGAGGTCAGTTTGGTAACTGATCCAGCAATCGACAGCGCAAGAGTGGCTGAGGTCGCAGCAAGTCAAACACCAGAGAATTCCGAAGCAACCGCTGAGGAAACTACAACACAGGAGGACAAAGTGTCTGATACAACATCAGAAGCTCCTATCGCAACCGAAGCGGTAGAAGCATCACAAGCTCCAGTTGTAACTGCTCAATACATGGCATATACAAAGCCTCGTGTTGATACAAATGTTACAGCAGGACAATATCTAAACGCACAGATCAAAGCACTTGGTGGCGACACCGATGCTCGTGATTTAGTCGCAGCACTACAAATTGCAACTGTTTCTGAGAACACAGGAATGGTTCCACCAAATTATTTGCGTGATGTTATCGGCGTAATTGATTCAAGCCGTCCATTCATCGATTCAATCGAGCGTGCTCCACTTCCAGCATCAGGAATGAAAATTTTCACTCCTAAATTAGGAACACAGGCAACTGTTGCACAAACTGCTGAAGGCGTTGAGTTTTCATCAACCGATACAGTTGTAACTTTCCAAGAGGACAATATCGTCAAGTTTGCTGGAGCGAATGTAGTCAATGTTGAACTATTTGATCGTTCAGACCCATCTTTCGCTGACCTTTTGGTTCGTGAGTTAGCAGCATCTTATGCACAAAAGACAGATGCCTATGCAGCAAACATTGCAGCACAAAACTCAATTGGTTCAACCGGATCATCTATCTACAAAGCCATTGCTGACGGAATTGCAGATTCTTATGGCGTTATGCGCTTTACACCAAACCGCTTATTAGTTGCACCTTCCGGTGGAGCAAATAGCATTGACTTTGCTGGATTACTTGGCGAGGTTGCAGATGGTCGTCCACTATTCGCAGCAGCTGCTCCACAAAACGCAGCCGGCTTGCTAACACAGGGCTCAACAAATGGAACAGTCGCAGGACTAAACCTAGTTGTAGATCCTAACTACACAGGCAACGATGCAGGTGTTAAGTATGGATTAGTTTATCCATCAGCAGCAATGCGATTCCATGAGAGTGGCACAATTGAACTGCGTGCTAACTTGGTTGCTAATGGTCGCATCGAAATCGGTCTTTATGGTTATGTAGCCGTAGTCAACCGATTCCCAACTGCATTCCGTTATTTAACAGTAGCGTAATTTAACTGAGTGCCTAGGGTTGCTCCCGATCCTAGGCATCCATTAATGGGAGTAAGGAGATGACATGCCAAGCATAATTACAGCCACCGAGTTGCGATCCGTCCTTGGTGTGTCATCCGCCTTGTATAACGATACTTATTTGAACCAAATTATTGACACAGCAGAAACTGTTATTCTGCCAATGCTTGTTACATTCAAAGCACCAATTCAAGCAACTTCATTGTCAGACAATGTTGCTACATTTACCACACTAGGAATTCATGAATTTACCGAAGGGCAATCAGTTGTCATCACAGGATGCGGATCACCTTACAACGGAACAAGAGTTGTGCTGGCAGACAATCTTGGACAATATACCTTTTCGCAATCGATCACTAATGCCGATATACTCGAGGCTAATGTCATCCCATCCGGAGTTGCTACCCTTTCTGGCGCATCAACTTATGTTGGAAACGCAGCTGTTCAGTCAGCCGTCTATACAGTTTCAGTCGAAGTTTTCCAAGCAAGACTTGCCGGCGGAGGACAAATCGAAGGAGTAGATTTTTCACCAACACCATTTAGAATGGGTCGATCACTTTTAAATAAGTGCGTTGGTTTATTGGGTTCATACATGGACACCGAAAGCATGGCTCTCTAAATGCCAAATGAAACAATCCTTCAACAAATCCGGACACCTTTAGCAACCGCTTTATCAGTTGTTGCAGGAAATGTTTATTCATTTGTTCCTGAAACAGTAATTCCACCAGCTGTGGTGGTTGTGCCTGATTCACCATACCTAGAATTTGAAACAATAAGCAAAACCAATGTAAGAGCCAAAATCAATTTTACTATTTCAGTTGCCGTTGCCTATAACAGCAATCCGGCATCGCTCGACAACATCGAGCAATTAATTATAAGTGTTCTGGCAGTAATTCCAGTTGGATACATTGTCAGCTCGGTTGAAAGACCGACAGTTACTCAAGTTGGTGCATCAACGCTGCTAATCGCAGATGTTCGAGTATCTACCTACTACACGCAAACAATATAAGGAGAAATCATGGCAACAGTCGTAATTACCGGTCGTGATGTTGGTTTATCTTTCACAGGTGGAACAGATATTCAAGCACAAGCGACAAACGCAGTTCTAACCAAGGTCAATGAGCGTCAGGTTTATCAGACCATGGAAGGCGAGGCTTACAAGACCACAAACATTTCAGGAACATTCCAATTGGATATGTTGGCAGATTGGGGCAAGGCAAACTCAGTTTGTGAGGCTCTATGGACTGCTGCTGAAACTGCACCAGATACAGACATCAGCATGACACTTACAGCTGCATCCGGAGCACAATTTGTGTTTCCAGTAAAGCCTGAGTTTCCAACTGC